GGTACAGGCCGAAGGTCGCGTTGCCCACGATGTTCTTGGCGTGCGACACAGGCGAGGACAGCAGGCCGTTGATGTAGGTCGTGAACCAGATGTCCTTGACGCCAGACATCATGGACTTCTCGACCAGCGAGTTTCTGGCTGCTTGAGTCTCCAGGCTCAAATAACTGCGAGCCAAGTCTTCAATTGCAGCATCGCCACCATACTCATCGAGAACCTGACGAATTGCGGTTGTGTTGCCTTCTCGAGGGATGCGAAACACAGCCAGAGATCTGGCAATTTCAGTCTGCATTCCCTTCACACCCTTGCTGATATGGCCAGACAACGCAGTCAGCTGCCGTGCCTGCAGTTTGTCCATGTCGGTTGCATTGCCAGAGGCAACCAGCTTGAACAGCCGGTCCAACTCTTTGGCTGTTTCAGCCTGGACCTCAAGAGCTTTGTAGACCTCAACAGCATTGGCCATCATCTTGCCGTCATTGCCCACCAGGCGAGACAGGAAGTTTTCGCTGATGCCCGACTCAGCGGCCTTTGCCTTGATCTCGTCAAAGGTCACGGCCTTGGTCTTGATGTTCAGCGCATCAGCCATACCGCCAATGACAGCGGCCATGTCTTCGGTCTGGTAGCGCGAGAGGTTGAACGGCTCGACGGCGGTGTTACCCATCGCACGGTCTTCAGCCGTTGGGCTAGGCTTTCCAATGCGCTCGGTCATCGGCGCTGCCTTGCGTGCAGCCACTGCGTCTGCCACGTTGTCTGTCAGCTTTTGGTCAGCTTCGGGGATGATCTTGAAGCGGCCAGCCTTAGTGGCGTCAGGCAGTTCGCCCTCAACGGCACGGGCGGCATCGGGCACCAGGGTGCGCTCGGCCTTGGTGGCTTGCCGGGTGATCAGCTTGCGGATCGCAGCGTCAACAGGGCCAGCGACCTGCACGCCTTCGGCCATGCTGGGCGTGCCAGGCTCAGACTCCATCGGGGGTGCAGCTGGGAGCGTGTCCTCTGCGGGCATCGGCTCCAGTTCGGCGGCGGTGATCGGCGCGGCAGCTGGTGCAGCCTGCGGCAAGATGCCTGCGAGGCGCTGGTCGAGGGAAGGGATGGCCATTTACTTTTGCTCCTTTACTGCCATCGCGGCATCAACCTCTTTAATCAAGTTCGGGTCTGACTTCGCAACCTCGGCCCGTGGCACAAGTTTGATTTCCCCTGCCGCAGGCCAATTGCCAAATGCACGGGACAACGCATGGGTTCTGTTAAGACCACGAATTGCGTCAAGAAAGACCGACCCGTCATCGAGCTTGATCTCGACAAACTCAATGTGTTTGTAGGATTGCTCGTCAAATGACTTGCTGGGGCCATTCTTACGAAACCCCTTCAGGGCGTTTGGTTGGTTTGCGTAAGCCTTGAACTGATCCCTGCTGATGAACTCATTCTCAGGGATCGCTTCTTTTACGCTTGGCGAACTTCCGGCGGCAGGCTCGACTCGTCCAGATCCGCTGGCGCTCCCTCCGGATACGCCAGCCCCAGGTAGTTCTCCCGTGTTACCGGAAGATTGAACTTTTTGAGGAGACCCAGGACGTAGTCCGGATCGCTCCCACTCGGGGGCGTCGATGCCTCCTGCTGCTCTGAGTACTTCATTTCGCGCCTCGTCAAGTGAAAGTTTGCCCTTGCGATATTGTAGCCAGATGTTGTCGATCTGCTCGACGTTCTTGGCCTGGCTCTTGAACGTGTCTGGGTACAGGCCGCGCACAGCTTCCCAGGTGATCGACTGCATCTCGCGGGGCAGGATGCCGCGCTCTTGCGCCGCTCTGCGGTAGGCCTCGGCATACAGGCCATAAGTACCCTGCACGCCAGTGATCGAGCTGTTCTTGGGGCCAACCTCGCCCAGCATGCCGGAGCCGAAGTTGTGCATCACCTCGCGGCTGTTGCCAGACAGCGGGCGCAGCAGGCCAGCGGCCACCGCATGGGTGTCGATGGTCACATGGCCAGCTGGGTCGCCTGGCGCATAGATGTTGTTGTAGAAGTTGCGCACCTTGTGCTGTTGGCCAAGGTTGCGGCTGATGGTCTGCACGCTCGGGTCTTGGAAAATGACCACGGCTTTGCCGATCTCGTTGAGCGAACCCCAGCCGGTCTGGGTCGGCGTCTTGCCGTCCTTGTTCGTGCGCACGCCAACGAAGTCACCTTCGGGACTTACGATCTGATGCTCGCGTGGGTTCTTGGCCTGGTCATAGGTGCGCAGCCACATGGCCTTGAGGCCAGGGTCTTGGATCTCGGCCAGGGTCTTGCCACGGATCGCTTCGACCATGGGGGCGTACTGCGGCTTGCTCCAGATGATCTTGCCCATCTCATCCATGCTGGAATCCCAACGGGCCGATTGCTGTTTGGACATGATGTCAAGAACACGCTGGCCCAGCGACACGTTCATGAACCAGTCCTTCTGCGGCGACAGCACGGCCATCACGCCAGCCACTGCCTGGTCGGGCACGTTGTACTCGCCCGCGAACTTGTCCGTGATCGAGCGAGCGCCGTCATACCAGAGCTTGCTGCGCTGGCGCGTGGCATCAGGCACCTGGTCATGCAAGAAGATCAGGTTGTCCTTGACGCCATCGATGAAGTCTTCGGCTTGGCGCTCTGGGTTGCGAGCCTTGGACGCGAAGTTGGGGTATTGCTTGATCAGGCCCACGTTGTGGTTGAACGCCTCGGGGTCGCGCTTGGTCGCCTGCAGGTCGATCACCAGCTTGCTGGCCATCGGGTCTTCGGTGGCCTTGACGGCGGTCGGCAGGCGGGTCGAGACCACACCAGGGCCAGGCTGCACGATGTTCAGAGGTCTGGCCGACTGCGGAACGATCTTGGCCAGCGGGCCCGTGCCGTCAAGGATGGCGCGGTTCAATTCCTCGCCTGCCATGTTGGCCACACCCTTGCCAGCCTTCACGGTCCCGGCAACACCAGGGACCATCCCAAGCGCAGCGCCACCAGCCTGCATTGCGGCGGTGCCGTAGTTGCCTTGCTGCGCAGAGGTGACAGCATCGCCACCCATGCGCACGGCTTCCTGTGTCTGCAGACCAGTACCCAGGAAGGGCACAAAGTCTGCCAGACCGATGTTCAGAGGCAGGTTGCTACTAGGCCCGCCCAAAAGCGTTTCGGCGTTCTGGCGGGCTTTGTAGCGGTCGATGCCGATGCCCTCAAAGCCAGCCTGCAGAAACCCGGCCAGGCGCTCGCGCATGGTCGGGTCATACGGCTTGATCTCACCCATCGGCGCTTTGCTCGCGGCGTCCTGGCGCGGGTCATACCCGGCGTATGAGCCACGGCCACCGCCAGCGTCAGACACCGTCTGCGAGGGGCCAGCAGCCAGCTGCATGCCGTCCACACCCTCGGGCGCGGCCATTGCCGACTCCTCGGGCGTGAAGGTCGGGAACTCCCGCTCGGTCAGCGCCGAAAGATAACGGTCTTCGATTGGGCTTAATGCCATGCTCAGTTCCCTTCTGCTTGTTCCAACAGCGTGCGAATACGTTTCAGCTCGTTCATCTTGACCCGGTCGGTGCCAGCCTTGCGCTCGAGCGCGGGCAGACTGTCACGGGTGATCGAGCCGTTGATCCAGTCCTTCTTGGCGTAGGCCTCCAGCTGCGTGCGGGCTTGCCTCGCGCCTTCGCTGTTGCGCTTGGCCTCGATCTGCTTGGTCAGTTCCTGCAGCACCTGGCGGGGCGACAGGATCTTGCCCTGGGCTGCAGCCTCACCACGGATCTGCTCGGCGTCTGCCGACAGCTTCTGGCGGCGCTGGAACTCCTGGCCCTTGGGGTCGATGACCACCACCTGGCCTGGCACCACAGGGATGCCTGCCAGCTGCGAGATGCCGCGATCAAGGTCGCCCTGGTCGCGGCGGTCTTCGCTCACCAGCTTGCCCAGCAGCGACACCGCCTGCTTGCCGGTCAGGCCCTTGCCCACCCGCGCATAGATCTGGCTGGGGTCGGTCACCGTGCCGTTGTAAATCCCGGCCATGATATTGAACTCGACCATGGCGTCACCCGCACCCTCTTTGTCAGGAGTCAGCAAGCTGCTCATCACCGACAGAGGCACAGCGCTCGGGTTGCTGTTTGAGATGGCTGTGAGCTGCAGCACCAGCTGCTTGCGCTTGGGGCTGCTGTCAGGCAGGGCCACCGCCTGGTTGAACAGCGGCACGAACTCCTTGATGGCTGCTTGCTTCTGGTCTTCCAGCACAGCCTTCTCAGCTGAGTCGCGCTGGTTGATGGCCACCATGTAGTTGGCGATGACCTTGCCCTTGTCGTCCTGTGGCATCGTCATGAACACGCCCGACATCCGGCCCATGTCGCCTTTCATGAGGCGCTGCAGGCCCATCACGGGGTCGGCCATGTAGTCGTCGCCCAGGGCCACTTTGGTGGCAGCGTTGATCTTCGCGTCAGCCACGGCCTTGTCGAACTTGACCAGGTACTGGTTGGCCATCTGCAGGCCACCGGCTGCAAAGGCAGTGTCCGACACGTTCTTGCGGTACACCTCGAGCATCGGCTCGATGGGCTGCTCTTTTCCGTCTGCGTCAACGTAGAAGCCCTGCGCCAAGGCAGGCTCCACCAGCCTGATGCTGTTGGCAAAGTTGCTCTCGAGCAGCAGGCCCTGCTTTTCCTTGGTGCGCTTCTGCTCGGTCTTGTAGGCCTCGGCCATCACCGTGTTGGCGTAGACGCCCATGGACGCCTTGAACTTCAGAGCGGCGTCAGGATCGACCTGGGCCAGCGACTGGCTGAAGCCTCGGGTCATGGTGTTCAGTTTGTCTGCTGCAGACTTGCTGGTCGCCGTGCCGTTCTCAACATCCGACAGGATCTTGACCACTTCGGCCTTGGCCTCGGTGTCGAACGCGCTGGCCAGCTCAAAGCTGCGGGCCTTGCGCACGGCGGCGTCATAGATGTTGAGCGGGCTACCGCCAACACCGAGCTGGCTCATGTCGCCGTTCTTGGCCATCTCGAGCTGCTCAAGGGTCAGTGGGTTGCTGGCCACATCCTCGACAGCTGCCTGCTGGAACAGTTGGCCAGACATGGTGAAGGCGCTCTGGCTCATGCGGTCGACCATCTGCGCCAGCTGGTTTGCACCCTGCGCTTGGACGTTGCTCGCCTGCATGAAGTCAACCTGGCGAGGCGTGACCTGCTGCATCGGCACACCGCCCACGCTGCGCATCTGCACTCGACCTGATTCGATTCGCTGTGTTGCCATGGTCTTGCCTTATCTTTTCACGGTCCTGAGTGCTGTGATTGCAGCGTCAGAGAGTTTTGCGTTGGACAGCAAGCCAGCGTTCCTGACAGCGGCAGAGCCTGCCAGCTCCATCTGTTGCGCCCCGGATTTTGCTGCGTACATGTCCATGATGTTTTGGATCTGGCTGGACTCCAGCATGGCGCTCGCGTCCTCAAAGCCGAAGACTCGAGCAGACAGCGCATTGAAGTCGGCCATCTGCACATCGCTCATGGCTGCTGCTGTGTTCTCGCGCTGGAGGGCCTCAATGGAGCCAGACCCCAGCTGCACGCCATTGGCCGCTGCACGCGCACGCGCAGACGCATTTGTCGAGCGCAGGTTGCGCAGCAGCTGATTGCCTGCGATCTTGTAGTTGGTGGCCTCGATGTCGGCGCGTTTGAGCGTGCGACCGGCTTGGATGGCGGCGTACTGCTCGGAGTAGTCGGCACGGACCTCGGAGATGGCCAGGTTGTTGCGGGCCTGCAGGAGCGAACCAGTTTGCTGGTTGATCGCAGCCGCCTGTCCGAGCTGACCAGATGCGTATGCGCCCAGGATCGCTGCGCCAGCCGTGGCGTACCCAGCGGCTGCCGCACCCGAAGAGGCTGGTGGTGTTGATGCTGGCGCTGTTGCCATGATTAAGTCCCAGAGTGAACTGCCACCCGGTAATCAAGACCGAGCAGGTTCATTTTAAGAGGCAAATTTTGGCTCACCTCGATGGCCTGTTCGCGGCTGTAACCCAGCACGCCGTTGACGCGCTTGATGCCCGTGAACTCAGGCTCTGGCAGGTTCAGCATCGGGTTGTCGAAAAGCCTGAACGCCACGGGCTGGTTGTTGATCAACAGGTGCTGCGTGTCATTGACCACAGCGTTGATCTCCACAATCCGCTTCTTCAGGCTCAGACGCGAGCCGGTCTGCAGCTTGAGTTCCACCGGCATCGTCTTGACGAACACGTTGATGGGCAGGCCCACTTCGTAGCTCGTCACGCTGGGGCGGTCGAAGGTCACCGCGCCACCACCGCTCACGGTCTCATTGGACTGCGGCACGCCGTCACAGATGACGTTGAGCGACTTGGCCACATGGGGCAGGCCGGTGGCGCCGCTGGCGTTTGCACCCACGAAAGCGCAGTCGGTGAAATAGTCGAAACCGAACAGCTCCACGAAGTAGCGGATCGTGCCGTTGAATGTGCGCTTGGTCACCGTGTAGATGCTGTTGACATCCACGCCCACGTCGATGAACTGGCCATCGGTAGTGAACTCAGAGGGGCTGGTGATGCTTTGCGCACGCATCATCGAGAACACCGCCATGCTGCCATCGTCCGTGTTGGTCATCAGCAGCAGGTCGGCCTCTTCGGTGTTTGAAGCCTTGCGCAGGCCAACACGCTGCGGGTTCTTCAGCAAGTGACCAGCCAGCAGCGAGATGCGCTGCGTCACATAGGTGGCCTGCGTGTCCGTGAACACAAACTCGTTGAGCGACTTGCCCTGGCGCTGGATGTAAACAGAGCCAGACTCCACCGACTGCACACGGGTGCCAGGCTTGATGCCGTTGCGGCTGACGTTCTTGAATGTGAATGTCAGCGGCGTGATCGGGTCGGTGCCAGACTGGGGCACATAGAACTCGCCACCGGTTGTGAACACCTGGAAGTCACGCGAGCTGATCAGGTCAATGATCACGTTCAAGTCGTTGGTGTCCAGTGTGGCCTCGACGGCGTCGTCGTCCAGCGACTCGCTTGGCACGAAGTCAAAGAACAGGCCGATCTTGCTGCCCCAGATGGTGGATGGGCGCGACTTGCTGCCACCAAAATACAGACGGCCTTCATGGAATGTCACAGTGCGTGGCCAGCCCTTGCCAGAACTCCACACGTCCTCATAGCCCGATTCGATCTCCCAGTTGCCTTGGGGGATCTGACTTGTGTTGAAAAACGGATAATCTGTCACGGCTTCAACAGAGTGATTGCTTAAAAAGCGCACGATGCGAGCGCGCCCCTGCGGCACTGCGTTGATGTACTGGTTGACGCTGGCTGTTGTAAAAGCGCTGTGTTGCGAAGTCAGCGTGATGTTGCCAGACACAGCGCTTGGCGTCAGGTGGCCAGCAGTCGGTGTGGTTGTTGTCAGCGTGAACGCGTGCTTTGGGATGCTGTCAAATGTGATCGACGTGGCAGTCCAGGCCGAGTCAGTTGTGCGAGTGATGCGCACGGGCTGCAGATCTGGGTGAACCACAATCAGCGTGTCAGCCGACTGCGTCCAGCACATGTCGTCAACCATGTCGCTTGAGATCGTGGTGGTCAGGTAGTTGTTGCCAGACGCGTTGATGTTGGTGATCACTGCGCCGTTTTTGATGACGTACATGCGGTTGTGCGTAAAACACAGCATGTAGCTGTCGGCCACAGAGAACTGGAACGACACAAGGCGCACACCGTTGGCGGCGCTGGGTGTGCTGCTGTTGGGCAACTCAAGGATGTGCTTGGTGCCAGGGCGGCGGCGCAGGCCACCTTGGGGCTGAATCAGGACGTTGGTCGCCTTGGCCAGCGCGTTGTTGTACTGGTCGAGGTCAACACGCGAACGCAGCAACGGGTCGAGTTCGCCCGTGCTGAAGTTGGTCATGATGCTGGTGAACCGCGCCATGATCAGTTCCTCACAGCGATCAGGCTGTAGTCCTCAATGACACGGGTCGGCTGGTTCTGGCCGTCGATGTTGGCCGCTGTGCGGAAATAACCGCCGCGACCGTTCTCGTTGCCACCGCCAACAGCGATGCCCTGCCAGTACTGAGCCTTGTCCATCTGTTCGGTGATGGGCATGGCCAGGTGCCAGGACATGTGATATTTGAGCAGCTGCACGAAGTACTGCGGCATGGCGAACTCGGGCGTCTGGTACTGGTAGTCGATGAAGACTTCATCCAGGTTGGTCAGCAGCTTGTCGCCTTGGATCTCCCAGTCCTTCTGGACTGGCGAGCCGGGGGTGGCTCGGTTGTACACAGCGCGGGGGCTTGTAAGCCGGTCGCCTGGCAGCTGGTACTCGTACCGCCAAACCGAGCCGGGGATCGTCACCAGACGGGCCAGCTTGACCTTCTTCATCGTGAAGCTCCAGGGGTACTGAACCAGCAAGGAGTCACGGATGTCGGGGTACAGACGGTCGCAGGTGCTGGACTCATCCGTGCCATCGTTGAACGATGAGATGGCCTTTGCGCCCAACATGATGAGCGCGTCAGAGCAGATTGAAATACCAGAATCACCAGCAGCCATTTGAACCTCTCAATGTGAGAAGGGCCAGCCCCCGATTACTCAGTGGCTGGCCCATCCTGTTGACTGCCGATTAATCGGAGTCGGTTGCAGTCACAGTCAGACCATCTGTCACGTCAACAACGGTGCCGCTGTTGGCGTTCACATACACGATGGACATGGCAGGAGTGCCGCCAGTCGAGGTGTAGCAGAAGATCAGATCGCCGACCTTGAGCAAAGCAGCCACGGAGTTGAAATACCCTGCGGTATTCACATCGCCGATGGCGTCAGCAGTGCTGTAGGTGTACATCGAAGGGGCATTGCCCGCTTTGGATGCGCCGATAGTGGAAAAGCCAGTGGAAGAAAATGCCATGATGGTTCTCCTTATCAGGCCTCGCGGCAGGTGATAGAGACGATGCCTTCGGCGTCGATGGCGGTTGCGCCAGCGCTGAAGACTTCGTTGACCAGCCAGCTGGTCTTCTCGGGGATGTAGTTGATCTCGGTGCGCATGCCGATGCCTTCACCGTAGCCAACGGCT